CCGGACCGGGATCCCCGATGGGATAGTCGGAAGTGATGCTCGATCCGTTGTAGTTGTCGAATTGGAGACTCGAGACGATGTTCTTGTCCCCGACTTCGGACCCTTTGTAGTTGCGAGCGAACTGGCCGGCAACGTTGGTCGTCCCCCCTTGCCCGAATGGGCCAGGGATTGACGGACATCCCGCCGGCGGAGGTTGGCCCTGAGTCCGGAAGAAGTTGAGGTCGGACTGAAGGATCCCGACTCGTCTTCTCTGGGAAGGGTCCGCGAATTGGTTCTGGTTGCCGATGATGATGTTCGGGCTTGGCGGTTGATTGAATGCGTTTCCGTTATCGTACGCCGGAGGTGAGATTGATGGGTTAGGCCCGATTGGTTGCTGGCCCTGATAGAAGTACCGGAAGGCGTAGATCGGTAGGTTCGCGATGATGACCGAGGCCGAGCCGAAAGCCGCCGAGCTTGTGAAGGTATGCTCGTCCGCTCCGACAGTCTCGGCCAAGCGGTAGACGGTTTGAATTGCCTCGAGACCAATAGAGTCGGATGCGTATGATCCTTGGAAGCCGTGAGGCGTGTTGAGATCGCCAGTGATGAAGTCGAAGGTATACCCGGCTTTTGAAGGGATCCCCCCGAAGGCCGAGATCGTCGTCTTGTAGTAGGTCTTGGAGAAGGTCTCGTCGATCGAGTCCTGAGTGCCGGCGACGATATCTCTGATCGTGCCTCGGACGCGATAGGTGACAGAGATCGAACTGGGGAAGATGTCGGCGAAGTCGAAGACCAATACTCGGACGCTGGAGGATGTCCAGTAGGCGAGTTGTTCCGGTTGAGTCGCCTCGAGGTAGGGGTAGTAGCGGTAGACATGGGATGTCCCATCGCCGGCCGTCATCGTTTGCGAGAGAGCCGGAGAGGCGTCGTACGCGGAGTTCACGAAGAGATATCCGACGCCGTCGGCCAGTCGGATGTCCTCAGTCCCATCCAGAGCCCGGTTGCCTGAGTTGACGGGCTTGTCCCAGATGATCCGGGTTTCCCCAGTCAATGCCCTCATCTGAGCATCGGTCAGGGTTCGAGATGTCGCATTGTCCCAAGTCCATCCTCGATGGTTGAGAGACTTATTCTCTCGGAAAGAGTCGATCGGCGCCGCTAACGCTTGTCCGTTGGGTCTGATTTCTCTCCAAGACGAATGACCAAAGACTAGAACCGCGTTCGCATGGTCGGCGAAGGTGACGTCGGAGGTCGCGTTGGTTGGGGTTTGAAGTGTCGCCGTACCGCTTGTCTTGAAGATGACGGTCGAGTCTGAAACGGTTGTCGATGCTGCTAATCGGATCCAGTAGGAGACAGTTCCCGCGACTTCGACCGCTCCGCTTGGGATCGCGTTATACGGGAAGACCTCGATAAAGCGGACTCCAGGAAGACTCGTCCCGCAGCAACATAGCCGCTTTTTGTTCATCGTCATGAACAGGATCCATCGATCGCGTTCTCGGCTTGGAAGAGATAGAGACCGGCGCCTTGGTTGTCCCGATACTGTCGCATGAAGACCAGCGATCCCGTCGAGATAGGTTGGACCGACATCCCGGAAGGGAAGTCGCCGGCCGAGAGATCGACTCCTGGGTTCATCAGGGCTGAGGTGTTGTTGACCTCCATGATGTTGTAGGCCGTACCAGTGACCAGTCGACCCCCGGAAGAGAAGTTGTAGTCGGCTGATCCGCTGGAGAAGTCGTCGGCCGTCTCCTCGACGAAGGTGTAGGCGAAGCGATTATTCTCGCCCGAGATCGAAGACGATCCAGAGATCCGAGCGACGAAGACCCGAGCGTCTCCCCTTTGTCCGGTGTTGTCGATCCCCGGCTTGACTTTCCCTCCCCCGTTGGAGGATTCGAAAGCCTCGAGCATGTCCATCAGGCGAGCGAAGAGATCCGGAGTGAACTTCCCGAGTCCCTGGGAGATGACGGGATATTCTCTCATCAGACAGGATCCGGAAGGCCGAGAGACTGGAAGGAAGCGGTGTCCGGGAAGGGTTGTTTCATGACGACCGTCTCCGCGATATAGAAGCCCGTGTTGTTTGGATCTTCTTGGACGATAACGTCTCCGTTCTGGTCCCGCTTGGGTGCTTGCCGGCGATGATTGAACTGATCCCAAACAAAGGTAAAGGAAGCGTTGTAGGAGTTGATCCCATCTCGAGAGACGCTCATTCCGGTGAAGAGGAGAGATCCTGCTTCGGCGCCGAGATACGCTTGGTCGTTCCGCTTGGCAACGAGATACAGGGAGTCGATGTTCGGGACATCCGCGAACTTCTCGTAGCGAACCTGGAGTTCGAGTTCTTGTTGGATGATAAAGGCCGTGACAGGTTCGCCGGCTTCATCGACCGGAGTACCCTCGACGTCTTCATTGTTGTCAGTTGGGAGGATGCCATCATTCGCTCGCCATAGATCGATCGCGACTGGCCGCTGGGAGATATTGAACGCGACGAAGCTGGGCGCGCTTGGATCGTCCGTCGTATCGTCAGACCCGACCGTCTCGAGGCCGTACTTGAAGGAGACTAGGTACTGGATCTGCTTGTCGCCTTGGGTCCGAACCGAGACCGAGAGCGGGATCAGATTCCCCAAGACGGGATCGGAATCAGGAACATACAGTCGGACCCCAGTCGATCGGATGACTTGGCCCATACTGGGCTGGGCCGTGACGGTCGAGTCGTTCTCGACGACCAGGAACTCTCGAGTACCGCTCCGGCCGTCGGTCCCTTGTTCGAATCCTCGACTCTGTTCGAAAGCCTCTAGGGTCATGTGAAGGACTCCAGTCTTGTCAGCATTTCCTTGAACATCCCGCCGGTGTTCTTCGCGATTTCTTGCAAGTTGTCCGAGTCCTTCTTGGCCGCGGTTGGGTCAACCTTCACCAGACCGAGAGCGGTTTGGATGCCCTCGGTAAATCCAGAGACCTGCTCTTCCGCGGCCGCTTTCGGCGCCTCAGTCGCGAAGCCGACAGGGATGAACTCCTCGATCGCTGAGGCGATTTGTTCTCCGATTGCCATCGCGACGGGTTTGTCTTCCGCGGTGCTTCTGGCCCGACCGAATCCCAGAGCCCTTTCGAAAGCATCCATCCCTTCGCCTCTTGTCGCACCTTGTCGAGTTGCTCGAGATGTTGGATCCAAGAGAGCGTCGATCTGAGCGAAGAAGTTCGAGACTCGATCCAATGCCCCCGGCCCCTTTCCAAAATCTAAGACTCTCTGGAGACCTCCCCGCTCTTCTTGGGACAATATGCCTTCCGCTCCAAAGCCGCCGCGTAGACCTCGGACCATATTGTCGATCCGCATCAGTCCCTCGCCCATGCCGGAGGTCAGGTCGACGATTGTGTCCGCGACCAAAGCGACCGCGCTGGCGATGATTTCGAAAGCAAAGACCAGTCCCTTCGCCATCATCATCCCAGCTGTCTCGAGGTTCTTGAAGGCATCCTCGGAGCCGGCGAGTTCTTTGTTCATCGCTTGGAAGGTCGCGGTCAGTTCATCGAAGAAGCCGGTCGCGAAGTCCCCAAAGGTCTCTCCGATCTGGATCCTGAGACCCTCAAGAGCCGATCCGGTCTTGACCGCCGAGCCGGCAATTCCAGAAAGCATTGTCTCGGCCATGTCTCCAGCAAATCCCTCTAGCGTTCCGAGTTCCTCTGTCAGTTGTTGAATGACCGGGATCTGGTTCGCAAGTTTGATAGAACTCGAGCCCGCTCGAATGCCAAGGTCGTCCATCGCATTGACGACAGCCGCTACCCCGTCTTTGTCCAACGCTTGAAGAGCCGGGAGTAGACCGCCAGAAGCGAGAATCTCTTGGCCCATTTGAGCGAAGACGACCCGGAGAGCCGTACCGCCCATCGTTCCCTTTACGCCAACATTCGCCAAAGCGCCTAGGAAGGCGGTCGTCTCTTCGATTGAAAGACCCATCCCCTTCGCATCGCTCGAGACCATCTTGAAGGCTTCGCCCAAAGCCTCTACAGAGGTGTTTGACTTGGCCGCTCCCGCCGCGAGGACATTGGCGACACGACCCATCTCAGATGCTTCTAGGCCGAATCCGCGGAGAGTATTAGAGGCGATCTCGGCCGCGGTCGCGAGTTCAAGTTCCCCAGCCGCCGCTAATTCGAGGACGCTAGGGATGCCCCTCATAACCTCACCGACATCGAAGCCAGCCCGAGCGAGGAAGCCCATAGCGTCACCCGCTTCTCGAGCCGTGAAGGCCGTCGTCGATCCTAGTTCTTTCGCCAATTCTGTAAGAGCCTGAAACTCTTCCCCAGTTGCCCCGGTAAGAGCCTTGATCCTGAGCATAGAGGTCTCGAAGTCCGCGAAGACCCGGATCGAGTCCGCGATCGCGATAGTCGCCGCGGCCCCTACTGCCGCGAAGCCTCGAGCCATCGCTCCAGTTGCTCCGACGACCATACCTCGAGCCCGTCTGGTCGACTTTTCGAAGTTTCTGAGGGATCTCTGAGCCTTGGACATCCCTCTCTGAAAGCCCTCGACCCGAGCCCCGATGGCGATATGTAGTGCCTTGACTGTAGCCATCAGGTTCCCTTGTTCTGGAGTTTCATCAGAGCGAACATCCGATCCTTCATCTGTTCGGCATCCGTCGCCTTATCCGCCTTGTCGATGAAGGGCATGAAGTCCGCCGGCTTGAATGCCTGGGTCCGCTTGCCTCGGTTGGCGTTGGCGATGAGAGACGACTGGATCGCTTGGTTAATGTCGTCCCGCTCCGGCCCGATCGGAGAGATCCGGTCGTAGGCCATCCATCCAGCGATCTCGAGAGAACTCATCTCCCGCTTTATCTGGCCGACCGTCTTACCCAGTGCCAAGGCGAGACGGAAGAGGAAACGGGTCAGAGGCCGGCCGCGGATTCCCCCTCAAGAGACTCGATGTCGCCGGAGGTGAAGCCGTTCAGAGCCGCCGCGATTCCGAAGACCCGATCCATCGCCGCCGCGGACTTCTTGCCCAGATCCTCGATATCGCTATCCAAGAAGAGACGCTGCCCGTTTTCGTCGCAAGCCGCTAAGACGACCAGACGAGCCCGAAGGTTGACGAGGTTCCTACGCTTGCCTCCAGAGACGGAAGCCTCGAACGCGTCCCGCTCGGCCGCGGTCAGGATGCGAACGAATAAGTCTCCGCCCCATTGAGGGACGGAGATCTTTTCCAGGTGAAGGTCGTCGGACCCGAGGATGTCGAGTCGATTGAGAGTAGCCATGTTCCCTCCTTAGTTGGTTAGGCTGATGCGTGAGTGACGTTGCCGGAGACCTTGAGAACCATGGTCACACGGTTGACTTCGTCCATGTTCTGTGAGATCGAGAACGATCGGACGTAGGCAGAGAAAGAGAAGGTATCGGAGTCCGAGGTCGTGATGACGATCGCTTCGGCGGTCGCGGATCCAGCCTCGAAGGACTCGAGGACATCTTGCTGACCGGCGTCGTCATTGTCGAACTGAGCCTCGATCGTGAGTTCGCCGCCATCGCCAAAGCCGGGGATGAAGGTCCGAAGAGTCGAGGTTCCGAGGTTGGTCGTGTCGACCATGGTTCGTTCCATGGTTGGACCGTCGATCGAGAGGATCTGGCCGACGGCGACCGAGTCGATGGTGATAGTTGCGCCTTGTCCGAGGTAAGCTGTCATCCGGGGAAGTCCGTTTCGTTAGAGCGGTAAGAGAAGAGGAAGGAGAGTTGTCGGATGAACACTCCGACCCGACCCCCGTCAATAGGGGACGCATAATCTGTTCGGTCATTGGTATGCGTACAGCCCAAGACCTCGACATTCCCGAAGCCGGGAGAGTCTGGGATGACGGTATTCCCCCGCCGGCCAGAGAGAGCCTGGCGGACCCGCTCGGCCAGATCCGTCGCGGTCCCGTAGTCCTCGGCCATGCAGTAGATGTCGAAGTCGACCGAGACCAGATCAGACGCTCCCCCGAGGGTCGAGTAGGGTCGAGAGGATCCGATCTCGTACATGATCGCGGGGAGGTCCTGCTCTTGGTCCAGAGCCAAGGGAGCGATCCGATTCGAGACGATGCCCAGGACATCGGAGTCGGTCGAGAGGATGCGGAAGAGAGCCCGCTCGGCTTGAGAGACGACAGCCATCAGGCGACCCCCCTAGTCTTTTCGAGTTTGCGGAGCCGGCGTTGGAGCGACTTGAGCATCCGATCGCCGAGTCGCTTGTCCAGTCCGCGGAGATGTCGCTCGGCGGTCCGAGTGAGGAAGCGATCGCCCTTTGTTCCTGGAATCCGGACCGAGTATCGCTTCCCGCCCCGACCCCGGACACGCATGAAGAAAGGCCGCCGGCCAAACTCGATGATGTGAGCGAGGTTCTTCCGAGAGTTGAATCCGCGGTATCGGCCGGAGCCCTTGCCCTTGATCGCGACCCCGACCCG